GAGTTAGAAACCTGTATTGAATGGTGTAAAAAAAACCATCGTTATTTATTCCCAAGAATGCATCATGTAGAGTCGGTTTCATTTGAAGAATATTTGATAAGATCAAATGCTTCCCCAAGTGTCAAAAGGGTGTTACAGAAAACTTACAATTCATTAAAGGAACGAGGAGTGGATGAAACTACCTCTTTTTCAAAGGATGAGTTGTATCGTTTAACACGTAGAAGTTCATTTGTTAAAGTTGAAAATAATTTATACCAATCAGCTTTAGGCATGAAAGATAAAGCACCAAGATTAATACAAGGTGCTACCCCAGAATTTATATGTTTAATAGGTCCATGGATTATGGCTTTGCAAGACTTATTGAAACGTCGTTGGGGTTTAAAAAACAACTTGTGTTTTACTAGTGGTTTAAAGGCTAAGGAAACTGCAGAATTTATAGCTAGTAAACAAGGTCAAATACTTGAAGATGATTTAGGTAAATTTGACTGTTCAATTCGTGAACCATGGTGTGAGTATGAAGTTTGGTTGTGCAAAAATTTTGGAGCTCCTCGAGCTGTTTTGGAATTAATGCAAGCTAACATTAAAACGCATGGAAATACTCATCACGGTTGGAAATATAGTTGTTTGGGTACACGTAAAAGTGGAGACCCTTATACGTCTTTAATGAACTCAGTGATTAATGGTGTTTCACATCTTTTTCTTTATTGTAAATGGACTGGTAGAACTGTTTTAGATGCTCAAAAACATATCTTTATGTTGTTACAAGGGGATGATAATTTAATGCGTCATTCTGAGTCAACACATTTTCCTTGGAAAAAAGGTATGGCAAGTTTAGGATTTGATAGTGAAGCTATTTATAGATCCAACTTGTTAAAAGCTGAATTTTGTTCTAATCGTTTGTATCATGTTGATGAAGGTTGGATATTTGGTCCTAAACCTGGTAAGGTTTTAGCTAAATTCGGGTATATTATAAATCCTCCCTCCAATGTATCTCGCGAATCAATGATGCGTGGTGTTGCTTTAGGGTTACAAAGCATGTGTAATCATATACCACCAATTAAATTGGTCATTGACAGAACTTTACAATTAACTGAAGGTCATGCAGCATTTTATCAAAGGAATTTTTTAGAACATGTTCTTAAAAATGATAAAATGTATGATTCTAATAGTGCCATTGAATATGGCTTGTATGATCAATATTATTACCATCCAGGTATTCATAATTCTTTAGAGGATACCATAAAAAAAATAAATTTCGGTGAACCTTATAATAATCCGCATATCATGTTGTTGTTAGATCGTGATACTTCTGGTCCACAAATGATTTTTTCAGAGATGGCTGCTTAAATCGAAATTTATTGTGTTTAGCTAACACGGCCAAAGCATTTAGTGAGTTTCTCTAGCTTTAGCTAATAAAACAACCTGTAACTTTAATTCCCAATCGTAGTGATTTGCGTTGAATTAACAGACGGTCACAAGTCCGTGAAAATGTTGAGTGTTAGCTAATACTGCCTAACAACTTTTAGCGATAACCTCTATTGTTTGCATCATTCCTATATCATCAATAACCTTAAGTAAGTTATTGTTGTGCCCTGGAGATGCATTTAATATGTGCACCACTAGTTGTTGGAAGAGGAGGAAAACCTTTTTTATAAAACCGTTGTTGTAGGTCAATGTATTTCAAACCTTCAAATAGATGCTCCAAGAATTTCTTGGAGAGCTTAGTATGCCGTGAACGTATGCTACTCTTTAATCCCAGTCCCTTACCCTGCCCTGCAATTCCAGTTGCTATATCTAGTTTTGATTAGAAACACCATCGAAAAAAA